ATGGCAGACGCATCAGACTCAAAATCTGACGCTGGCAACAGTGTGTGGGTTCAAGTCCCATCTCCTGCATTAAGAAAAAAGAGCCGTAAATATGCGATTTTTATTGAAAAATCAAAGGTTTACGGCTCTTTTTAGTCTCTAAAATATTTGTTGAGTAAATAGTAAATTTGTCATAAAAATACAAAATCTTGTCATGAATCTTGTCATGACAATTTAAGTACTATTTTACACGAATTTTAGCACCAACTCTAATCACGTTTTTATTTGTGATCGAAGGATTCATTTTCAGAATCGCATTTATGGTTGTTCCATACATTTTTGCGATCACAGTTAAATTCTGTCCTGCTTTTACTGTGTGATACTTTGCATCCGAAGCTTTTACAGTGATCACCTCACGGATATCTCCATCGTTCAGATAAATAGATGTTCTATTAATCTGATAAGGATTTCTCGCACCATTCGCAATTGCTGTGATAGTTCCCTTTTTATATTTTGCACCGGCGAATTTAGCCTTTGAAATATCATCAGTAGCTCTGTCATAATAAGATGAGTAGTACACTGTCTGTCCTACCTTATGTGCATAAGGATTTGGAATGACTGGAGCAACGTCAATCTCGGAAAAAGCAACGTCTAAGTCTACTTTTCCATTTACACCATCACATGATCCTCTTGAGGTGTACTGCCATGCAATTGCATATGCCTCCGGGGAGTACTTCTCTTGCATCTCTCCATTGTTCGTGCCGTATCTGGCGATCCAGAATGGAAAGCGACTTTTTAATGATTCGGAATCAAGTACATTTCTGTACCAATCTGTGTTGCAGTAAATTCCAACCTGGAAACCTGCCGCCTGAATAATGTCGGCTTCTGTGTTAATGATCTCTGTTAATCTGCTTTTTCCAATATTTTTAATGCTGTCGGCTTCCATGTCCAGCCATACACGGAAGTTTATTTTCTTTCCAGATAAAGCCTGTACGATTGCATTAGCTTCTGCTTTTGCCGCCTCAACAGTTTTTGCGTAAACATAACGATACACGCCGACAGTAATTCCCTGCTCTGTAGCTCCTGCGTAGTTCCGCTCAAATGCTTCCTCTACACGATTATTTTTATTTGTAACTTTTAAAACTGCAAAAGAAATATTTGCAAGCTTTACTTTCGACCAGTCAATAACTCCATTCCATTTTGCTACATCAATTCCATACTTCATAATTAATCCTCCTTCTTATCCTCTTCGATCTGCACTGTTTTTTCTGTCTGGCTCTTAATATTTTTTACCAGTGGCATTAAAAACGGTGGAATGTTTACTCCAATGTCAATCATGTTTTCCAAGATGCTGATCAGTTCATTGCAGATAATCCAAACCGCAACAATGCACGCAATTAAAAATTTGAACGGGAAAGAAAATCCGAATGTTTCTGTTGCGTATAAAATTAATTGGTCAATAATCGCACCGACAACAATCAGCAGCCACATAGTGACCTTTTTCGTGATTCCCTTCATGCTTTTGTAAGAACTGATTTTCCCATCAGTCCTGTTTGGGCTTGCCATGATCCCGGTAATATAGTCAATGATGTTGCAAATGACCACTAAAAGAACCGGAATATACAACACGCCTAAAAGTGAATTTAAAACAGCACCAATTGCTGTAAAAAATCCTTTGACCGTTTTTACAGTCATATTTGTGTTTTCGTTCATGCTTTTTTCCTTCCTTTTTATTTTTTTGCACGAAAAAACCTGTCAAAGATTTCTCTTCAACAGGTTTTCTCACTTAATTTATAACACATTTTACTGTAAAGTTTTGTACACAATTTTATGCTTTATGCTGCAACCCTAAAACCTAAAATTTACTTACCAACAGCCAGCCACTGTACATAATTATTAACATAATCTGCTGCGTAGAAATCCAATGAAACTTTTCCACCAGAAATTCTTACATTTTTAAAGGCATTAAAATATCCATTGCCTTCATCATTCCAGCAGTTTATCTGAAGAGCAATTATCGTTGAAAAGCCAGTATTAAATGAGGTGGAACGCCACGTTTCACCATTCAAACCTGTATTGTAGTTACCAGATTTATAAGTCACTTTGTTAGCATCGTACTGGGCTTTTGTGTACAGACCATAGGAGTTTGGAGAACCAATTACATCGTTTCTTCCTTGAATCCTGCCATCATCGTATGAGTTAAAAGGGAGAACTGTATCAGCACCAGAGCTATCAACAAAGTGAAGCTTTTTATCCTTTCCGACATATGTATTTATGTTAGTTAAACTCTGGTTTATGCCCTGAATTTTTGCTTTGACAGATTGCATAGTCGGCATAACGAGAGCCACGCTAGAGATTGTCGTTTCTGTCGCTTTATATGTAGCAAAAACAACCTCATAGCGACCATTATCATAGTTAATGTTCGCATCCTGTTCCAATGCAGGGAACGATGCGGCAACCTCTGATTCAAATTTAATTGGTGTCTCAGTATCGGCTAAATCCATGACGATCTTAAGCCGTCCATTCTTCGTGCCGGAATCAGAGAGATTTACTGCAATGTCCTCTGCTTCAACAATGACTTCTGTTCCCTTGATGAAGCCTCTGGCAGCACCTACATGAATTTTATTGGATGCCGCCATAGTTGCAGAGCCTCCGTAAATTAAACCGTAGTCGTCAAAGATCTGGTCAAAAAGGATTCTGTCGTCCTTTGGTGTGATAATTGTGTCGTTATAGCGTTTCATGGAAATACTCATGATTTCAACCTCCTGTTAAGCTTTTTCGTGAGTTCGAGCCGTACTGTCCCGAACATTAATTTGACGGTATCTTTTATAGCAAATCCGGTAAGCATGGTAGAATAACTTACACCATCCCGGATAATAACAGTGTCCTGCCCGATAGATAAATTCAATGGATCAATAAGCCAGTCATTTATTTCACATTCAATTTCAATAAGATTATCATACTTTTCCGCTGACAATTTGTTAAAAGCCTTATCGTATGCGGAATCGTGGAACGTCTCTTTATCATCATTTTCGTGCTTGATAAAAATGTTTGTAAAAATTACAGGTGTGACACGCTTGGAAACGGCAGGAGTATTTGTAATCGCACCATCCGTCTGTAAATAAAACGTCTCATATTCTGCCTCATTAAGCTCATTGTATACCGTCATTTTGTTGTAAGACGAATCAGATTTTTTGAAATTGAATTCTTTATCAAGGATGTTCGGTAAATCAGATTCGATGTAAAATACACCCTGCGATAAAACTGACACATCCGCCGTAATTTTCTTTTTCTGGACATCAATGCTAAATGTGACCACCACATTGTAATTAATTAGTGCTTTCTGCAAAATCTCATAAAGATTTCCTATATTCTCTTCCAGATCCATCAGCGCATTATATGTCTTCGAGGAGTATTTTACCTCAAAACCATATATGTTTTGTTCCGAATCAGGATTTGAAACGAAAGTGTCTGTGATGATTCCGGCAATCCATTGTTCGAGGCTTTGTGAGGAAAGCAGACTTCTGTTGTAATGTACGTTGACATCCAATTTTTCCAAAAATGGAGTAAATTCCAGCTCGTAATAAAATCCCATGTCAGTACATCCGTTTACGATTCCGACAATATTCAAATCTTTTGAAGTGATACGGACATAATCCCCTTTTGATGCGGTAATCTCCGGTATTTCCAGTTTGCTTTTTGAATACGAAATGTAATCGTACTCATATCCTTCTACATTCTGGAGTTGATATGAGGAGATATACTCAAAATGATCATTAAAAATTTCAATATTATACAGACTCATAAATAATTTTTCCCTCCGCAATCAGCGAAATCGCATTTTCTCCCTCATGTGCAAAACTGATTTTATTTGAACCAAAACCAAGCGTGACAAATCTGTCCGTGGAGAAATCGCTGTTCTGATAAAGATTTTGAACAAATGTACCTGTGGAATCATATTCGGCAATTTCGAAAGGTATTTTCGTATTGTCAACAATTAATCTGTTCCCATCTTTTATCGTACAATTTACCTTGCCTACGCTTGCCACGACACCATTCAGATAGTGTGTCCATGATGGATTAGTACACGGACCGAGTATTGTGAGTTTTACGGCAGATTCTAAAACACTGTCACAGTCAAATTCAACCGCCACCTGTGAGTAATCTGAATAGCGATAATTATAAGAATACGGATAAATTTTCCCGGCGACCATACTTCCATCATTTTCAGCACGAACGATTTTATAAAATGTGGATAATCCAAGCAATTTAATATTGCAGAATAATCCACCTGTTTCAAGCTCGCTTTTTTCAAGTTTATCAATGCTCACATCCATTAAAAAATTTCCGGCCGGAGTTATGTATTCCATCACAAGCGGTTTGTGCTGGATAAAAAGACAAAATTCTCTGTATTTTTCATAAGTTGCGAATTTAATCTGTCCGGATGGTTCTTTCTGCTTCATGTCGTCCTGAAGCTTAATAAAAATATTTCCAATCTGCTGATAATCAACATCGTATTCAAATCCGAGACCGTCTGGCTCTGTAAGAAAGGATTCTAAATCGTTCAGGTTCCATGTATTACCGATTGCATTTTTTAAACTAAATTCTCTTATCATTTCAGCTGATCTCCTAACATTCGGTCTATTTTTGCAGAAATTCCACTAAAATTTGCATTTGCGACAGCATTATCAATCGCTCTTTGTAATGCAGTATTAATCGTAGGCTGTCCGGCAGAAATACCATCCGCAACACCTTTCGCAATTGAATTTCCTGTTCCCTGAAAAACAATAGAGCTTCCATCATCCGTCATCCCGATTGATGTTTTCATCTGATCATAAATCTGATCGCACATATAAGCAGACGACACACGCATTTCTGGGCTTTTATCAACAAATGCATTGCTGATACTGTCCAGTCCGTCACTTGTGCTAGAAATCATCTGATTTACTGCGTCAGAATATCCGACGTTAATATCTCCCATCGTGTCAGCTAACGTCTGCCTCGCTTCCTCCATTTCTGCGAATGAATTCATGACTTCATCAAACGATTCCGTGGAATCCTCCGCTGCCGTGACCAATTCATGGAGATATCCAGCACCTTCTACGCCCATGTCCATGATAGATTGCACAATCGTTGAGAAGCTTCCAGTTGTATCTTCTTTCATCATCTGTGATGCTGTTTTCAAATCTTCCGAATACTGATTAAACGTATCTGTCTGACTTTGCAGATTTGCCGACATCTGCTGTACTGTCATATCTGATTTGCTTGATAATTCATCAAATAAAGATACCTGGCTGGAAATGGATGATAATGCCTCTTCACTTGCCATTCGATAAGCAGCATTTATCTCATCAAAGGAAGCCTTCACTTCCTCCGAAACCTCGTAGGTTTTAGAACCATATTCAATCGTATTTGCATTCGTGCTATTTACTGCATCAGATGCTTGATTCATGGATTCTTTATACTGATTGATCATATCGGTTGCGACTTCATAATCGCCCTGTAAATCATCCAGTATCGCTTGCGATTCTGTAATCTGATCGTCATATTCAGCAACAGCTTTTTGAGCTTCAGCAATTTCCTGATAAAGATCACCATAAGCCGGGATTGTACCTTCAATCATCCCCTGATTATATTCTTCCTGTTTTTCCGCAAGATCTGATTCCAGTTCTGCCTGTTCGGAGGTCGCTTTGTTTAAATTAATCTTAGCTTTCGTTATCTGCTTTATGATTTCAGCCTGCTCTTCTTGCGCTGCCTGTAATTCCAAGTATTCAGTCTGATTTTCAATCAAATCTTCTAGCTCTGAATTGTTCTGCTCCAGATACCCGGTCTGTTCATTTATGGAGAGGTTCATGTCTGGCAGAAGTTCATTTAACTGGGCAGCGATCGAAACCATTTCAGCCTTGTCCTGATTGCTTAATTTTTCTTTTCCATTAAGGTCAATAAGCTGTGATTTCAGCGAACTGATGGTTGCAACAGTAGCTTCCGTTTCACTATTAGAAGCTTTTCTTGCTTCGATTTCTTCGTGCAAAGAATCAATATTTTTCTGCTGCTCCTCCACTGCTGCCTTTGTGTTCTCAACATATTCGTTCTGATGATCGAGTAATGCTGTTATTGCTACAGTCAGTCCAATGACAGCCGTTGTACATAAGACAATCGGGTTTGCGTTCATTACGGCATTGAATGCGATCATTCCAACTTTTGCAACAGCTAATCCGGTTGCAAAAGTCCCGATTCCAACTGAAAGTGCTGCAATTGCATCAACCACTTCTGGGTTTTCCCTTACAAAATCTATCGCCCATTCCGTGACGTCTGTACCTGCAGAATAAAGTCGTTCCATTTCAGGCTGTAATTCGTCACCGATTGCGATTTTTAAATTCTGCATAGAAACCTTCATTTTTTTAGAAGCAAATTCCGATGTATCAGCCATCTTGTCAAAAGCTTTCTGTGTAGCCCCGGTAGAATTTTTTACAGAATCAAGATTCTGTTCAAATTCTTTCAATCCCCTGTTTACAATTGCATTTGCCGCTTTTCCGGCTTCCTGACTGCCCCACAGGTTCATCATTGCTTCTGCATTTCCGTCCACGCTTTCAGATAATATATTCAATACCTGACCGAGATTGTAGCCAGACTGCATCAATTCACCGAAGGACTTTCCAGTTTTTTCTGTGATAATTCCGGCAACATCAGAACCAGCGTCACCAAGCTCGGAGAACATCGAAGCCATGTATGTGGTTGATTCTTCTGCGGAAATACCGGATTTTGTCAAAGCGATATATCCAGATTCCAGATTATAAATGTCAATGGAATAAGCCGATGCCGTGGCGATCGCTTTACCCATGGAAGAAGCTAGGCTATTAATTGTTAAAACACCTAAGTTCTGTGTCTGGATCAGGGAATCTGAAATTCCAGATAATTCATCAGCGGAAATATTATAAGCATTCATTGTCGTTGTCAGTACCGACAAAGCACTGGATGTATTCGTAAATCCTGCGGTTGCCAGCTTTGCCGCATCTGACGTGACACCAACAGCCTTTGCAGTATCAACAGATGCAGAAATTGCGTCATAAGATACATCAGAGATATCCGAAGCGGCAACACCAAGCTCTGTTGATGCGCTTAAAATCTGGTCTCTCAATTCCCCCATGGAAACAGCATTCGTGTCCGCAATTGTTGATAACTTTGCGGTTGCAGTTTCAAATTGTTGAGAAGCCTCTACACATTCCATTAATGCATCTTTGACTTTTTCGACACCCTGCACGATTCCGGTTGCTACAAGTGCATCGGAAAGATTGTTGATTGCATTTTCGGATTTTTCACCAAATTTTTTTGATTCTTCCCCTGCCTCTTTCGTTCTGTGACCAAATTCGTCAATGGATGTCGCGCATGAATCCGCGGATTGTTCCGCTTCCTTCATGTATTTATCTGTATTCTGCAATTCAGTAGACATTGCATTCAGATCAGCATTCGCATTATTCAAATTGACCTGAAACTGACTGATAACCTGTCCAGATTTCTCGTATCCCTGTTCTGCAACAGTAAGCTTTTCTTTTAATTCATCAATGACTTTTTTCTGATTTTCCAGGGCTTCCGAGGAAACCTCTGTCGAATCCTTCATGTCTTTGAATTCATTTTCAGCAGAAGCAAGCTTTTCTTTAAGCTCCTCAACCTTTTTAGCATAATCTGCTTCGGTATCTTTTGCTTTCTGTAATTGATTCGCATAGAGTTCTACCTTCTTTTTCTGCGCATCAATCTGCTTTTCCAGAACTTCATGTTTTTTCGTTAATGCTTCAAGCGAATTCTGGCTTTCCTTAAATTCACTGCTGCACAACTTCATTTCAGAACGGAGTTCTTTCTGTTCCTGTGTTATATTTCTTAAGGCGGCTCTGTATTCGGACTCCCCTTCGAGAACGATACGACCGCCGATTGTTCCTTTTGACGCCATAAATCCCCCTTATAAATCCATAAGAGATCCTGTTGATTCTGTTTCTTCTTTTTTCAGAGGCACGTACCTCTGGCTCATTTCAAAATCATGCACTGTTTTATAAATTTCAAAAAAATCCTGCCATTTTCCATAGTACATATGTTCGACTTCTTTTTTCGTGAAACCGAACCGCATTCCAATTAATAAAACCCAAGTAAAGTTGATGATCGTATCAGCTTCGCTGTCACTATCGCTCTCCACTTGGGTTTTTATTTTTTTGTTTCAAAGCACCTTGCAAGCTCTTTGTGCATGATTTCTGAAAGCTTCAAATACGAGAGCTGGATGGATCTGATTATTTCTTTATCTTCCAGATACTTAAAATCTGTATTTTTCTGCTCCGCTTCAATTTCGAGTCCTTCATTTACCATCAAAGGAAGTCCGAAGTTAATCGCCTTAATGGACGGCTCAACGTGTTTTAAAATAATCTGTCCTTTATCGTCCCTCTTATCCGTACCATCTGGATTTTTTTCCGCTGCAAGACCAATCAAGGCCATTTCAAAAAGCCTCACGCTTCCGAACTCCTCCTGAATCTGCTGCAACACGAGATTATCGCATTTGATTGGGTATTTTTCTTTTCCAACTTCAATATATGTTAATTTGTCCATGCTTCCCTCCATTTGAAAAAAAGGGATGGAAAAAACCATCCCTCCAATCTTCTTATTCTCTTATTTTCTAGCCGGAAATTGTGTATTCCGCTGATGCAACATCAGAATTTGCACTTCCAGCTTTAATAGCAATTGCTCTAAGCAATTTGCTTGCCGAAACAGATACAGGTGTCCCGGTATACTCTGTAGAGCTTTCTGTTGGAGTAAGTCCGTCTGTCGTGTAATAGATTTTTGCTCCAGAAGTCGCGCATGAAATCTCTACGCTCTGCGCCCCGGCATATGTACCGCCGTCAACGCTGAATACCGGTGTCTCGCACTTCGGTGTGATGTTAAGGTAACCCTTGATAAAATCCTCTGCATCTGTTTTTTTGTCAAAAAACTTTACTTCTTTGTAATCACCATCATCAGGTGCACTTGCAGTTCCCGAAATTGTAGGTGTATTAAATGTGATGCTGTCACCTTTTGTACTGTAAGAATCGCCTCCCTCGGCGAAAAGAACCTTTTTCAAAATACAAGCACCATACACACGTTTTCCTTTTTTTAATTCTGTTGAAATAAAACCATATCCAACATAATTTGCTGCATCATCCACATTGTAAATAATGCTGTTCTCGGTCACTTTATGACCAAAGAGGATATTTGCTGCAACAATTGGCAGACTGGTAACACCAGCTTCTACTGCTGCATTTTTAAATTCCTTAATGTATTCAACCAGTTTGTTATCTCCGTACAGTGCTCCTTCATTAAATGCCGGTGTCACTGCTGTACTTACTGCTTCGCTACATTTAAATCCGTCTGAGTATGTACCACCGCTATTCAATTTTGCGATGTACGGATTTGAAAGTCCAAAAAATGCCATTGTTTTTCCCTCCTAAAATCAATGATTATCTGTGTAATTGACATCAAACGTGATGCGTCTGATTTTATTTGTTCCGTTGATTGCGGAACTTAAAAAAGAATGGATATCTGTCACGATAAATTTCATTCTTTCTAATTCGTCTCTGATCTGATGTTTCAGATTCATATAATTGAATTGTTTTGGAACAATAAGCTGTACAGTCAGATAGGCTGTATCCTGCAATGTTTTATCGTCCCCGAAATACACTGGCCGCTCGTCTTCATAGGTGTAAATGATGTATTTATCAGATTTTCCATCATACTCATCCTGTGCAACAGGTATAGAAAATTTCTTTTCCAACGATTCAATAAGCGGATTCACATTCATTTCTTCGTCCCCACTTTCCTGTTATAAACTTCCTGCATACGGTTCATGACATCATTTTCAACATCATTCTTCGCTTTTGTCAGAAAAGGTCTTGCAGGTTCTTTGCCTGGGATTCCGTACTCTTTCCAGATGGCTTTTACAGCATTGGAAACCGGATATTTTCTCGTTGTCCGTTTGCCTGTTCCGTCTTTTTGTATATATTCCTTTGTCTTTGAATAGCCGGAAGGTCCCACATTCACGATATATGCATCCGTTTTTGTTTTCTTCGGCTTTGTAGCCTTGACAGAATCAACCATTTCGGAATCCCCTTCATGGTCAACCACACCTCTAAGCGACCGCTTCATGCTGTCAACATATAAGGGTGCTGCTTCGCTAAGCATTTCGGAACATAACTCCTGTGGATCTGTTTCAAGCACTCCGCTGAGAAAATCATCCGGAAATTCTATGTCAAATCCTGCCATCACTCCGCCTCCTGCAATGTAAGCTCCATCGTGTAATCATCTTTCTTATAAAGCCGGATGATCGCAAATTTTTCAGAATCAATTTCAACGAGATTCGGTCTGTACTTCTTATCGTTCTTTTTTATCAAACAACCGTCATAATCATCAGAATTTATGACGATCGTTTTACTGGCAATGATTCCGTCTTTTAAAGCCGCATAATATTCCGACCTTTTTACAGATTGCACTGAGGCAAACATCTCTGTTTCCTGCAAGACTTCCTCAATTGGGAATCCGTCCGCATCTTTTCCAGTATTCGCAATCGTGATCAATTTAATAAGGTCATTCTGTGCTATCATTTTTAACCTCCTGCGAAATGAATTTAGACTGTGATTTGCGGATTGAATCAATCATGTATTCCCATGCTTCTTTGTATCTCTCGTAATAATCAGGTCGTCCCATCTTCATCTGGCAGTACGTCACGATTGCTTCTGTTACAAGCGGAGAATTTCCGTTGACAATTTCTGCGGAAATGCCCACACGGATCATCTCCGTGCGAGCTGTTTTTTTATTGCGTTCAATTTCCCCAGAAAGTTTCGCATAAGATGCATCCGTTAACCGGAGAGCATTCTTTACCGGATCATCCATAAGCACACCTCATTAGTTAGATGCCAATGAAACAATTACGAAACCGCTGTCAACGATTACGTTTCCACCTGCCATGATCTCACCGATGATTGTGAGCATACCTTCAACAGCTTTCGTTTCCTTGAAAACTTCAACTGTATAATTTCCGAATAATGCAAGCTCAAAGTTTGCAGGATCGCCATAAATCATAGTCTGGACTTTCTCTGTACCTTTTACCGCACTGGAAAGGGAAGTTAAGCTTGAGTTGATCGTATAAGGGACGATCAGACCGCCTTCTTTGATTGTTCCGATGTTCGGATTTGCATCATCCGGTGTGATCTCATAAAGAGCTTTCTTTTCGTTTGTTCCGCGAACTTCTCCGAATTTCTGCAAATCTTCTTTTGTGAGGAAGAGTCTGGCATTTCCACCGAGTTCATCATTTCCGCCATACGAAAATACGATTTTCTTTAATGTGTTGGCATCAATTGTATTTGCATCCAGCAGAAGCTCTTTGCAGATATCCTCGTTCATTGTGTTCTTTGCGGTTTTGATACCGAAAGAATCTGTAGAACCATTTACGATCATTTTCGCAACTTTTCTTCTCAAAGCTTTTAATGCAAGACTTCTGATTTTTGCTTCATACGCTAAAGGGGAAACGCGCTGGATGTTCTTTGAAACAAAGCTTGTTACATTAATAAGTTCTGGTTTTAACTTTGCCACACGGAAAACAGGATCTGTTGCAGTTCCAGCACTGCCATCCTTTCTCTCCGCTGCGGTAGGCTCTGACTTCACATAAGCTTCCTCAAAAGCTGCTGCACCGGTTGCATCAATGACAGATACCTGATCAATAATAGACGATACAGGATTAAGATTATCCTTAATATCATTTCCATTTTTCGTAGGTTCGACAAGGCTGTCTGTAGCAATCAGCGTGCTTCTTGTCTGCATTCCCATTGCATTTCTGACTTCTGTTGAGCTGATTTCCATTTTTCCAGATTCCATGATCTTCTTTGCTCTCTCTTCCGGCTTTTCAGTATGTCTCTCTTCCGGCTTTTCCTCTGTCTTATCGGAAAGTTTTCCGATAAGATCTGATTTTGAGCGGATAGAACGCTCCTCTGTCTCCAGAGTCGCCTGTTCTTTTTCGATTTCAGATAATCTTTCCTCTGTCACATCTCCCTCAAGCTCTTTTAACAATTCTGCTTTTCGTGCCTGAATTTCTAATAACCGTTTGTTCATGTTTTTTTCTCCTTCTACATTGATAATTTCATTTTGAGTTGCAATTTCTGCTTTGAAAGTTCCGCCGCCGCTTTACGTTCGCTCTGCTCCTGAGCATCCGCCTCCAGGACAGAGTTCTTTCTCGCTTCAATTGATGTATCATCATAGGCTGGGATATCGACTGCGGAAACATCATAAAGACGTTTCACTTTTCGAACTGTCCACATATGGTTTTCCTTGTCATAGGACTGTTCACGGATTGTGAACTGGAAACTCATGCGGTCAATATATCCGCCTTTGATTTCGTCATATAATTTTCTGCCTTCCTCCGTGCCGTCCAATCTCGCACGGATATAAACACCATCTTCTCTCACATCCACAACCAGCGTTTTGTTTCTGGTTCTGGCAAGAACCTTGCCGCCGTGATTGTAATTAAAAATGACATCTGACATATTTGTTTCTTCAAAAGCCCTTGAATCGATCTGCTCTTTGTATTGTGTTTCTCCAATTTCAAAAAGAACTGTCGGAGAATTGAAGCTGACCGCCCGACCTTCAACCCAGAGTTCTTTCTTTTCTTCGCCATCAATTTCAAGTTCTCTTGTCTCTAAACCAAAAAGGAGACAACGCTTACTTGTCTCATTCTTTTCCATCAGATTTTCCTTTTCCATCTGAATCATCCTCCTTATTCTTGTCTTTATTTTTTCCTAACTGGTACTCTTTTTGAGAATCAGCACTGACATAATTGAGCGATACCTGACGAATATCTCCGCCATCTACAGGTGGATATCCGAGGATTTCTCTTCTTTCATTTGTCGTCAATTCCCCGGTGTCTTTCGTGGCATTTAAAACCTGTACGCAAGTGGATAGGCTGGCCCCCATTAAGCGGCCGCCCGACATGATCATCTTATTTCCTTTTTCACGCTCCTGCGGAGTGAATCCGCAACACGTAACTGCCTGCGCAAAAATCTCCCATAATGGTTCAATTACCGACTGCGCCCACGCAATGCCCTGTTGTTCTGTATAATCAGAGTTCACGATTGATTCGGAAGTTCTTAAAAAGCTGCGGATTCTGCTCTCTATCTGTTTCTGCTGCACGGCATTTGCAGAATAAGCGTTCACGTTCAATTCCCTAAAATCTTCCATGGAATCAACTGCAACAATTCCACCATTTTGAGCTGCGGACTTAAAACGATCTGCAAAATTATTTTGCGATTCTTTTACATCTTCCGGATCAAGCATTGATTTTTTCTGTTTAATGATTCCACGTACTTTGTTGGAAACTTGCAAAGCTTCAATAAATCCATCATCTGATGCCTTTGACATATCCAGTGCTTTGTAAATCGGTGCATTTCCATCACCAGATGCCTGATGATTGTTGTAAAACTTCCTCATGATGATGCAGTCCTGCAACCTCAAATATCCGGTATTTCCTTCGAAATCGTTATATTCGATAGCCCATCCTCCACCTATGACCTGCCTGAATTGATAATTTGCATAATCAACCGGGTAAATTCCAACAGGAAGCACATTTCCATCCACTACCTGCCAATCTATATATGCAATGGCAGTTGTTTTCGTTTCGAGATTTGCAAACATACGATATTTAAATTCAAAACCAGACATGACATCATTTGGTCGCTCATTTATCATTTTTGCGAGCGGACTGTCGTATACCGTTTCCTTTACCTGTCCGTTTTCCATGATCACATGGCGCATATTTCCCATTGCCGCTCTCGTTGCTATCGCATCAATCGTTGCCCTTGCCACGTCATGATCCCAAAATTCTCCATCAAACGGTGCGCTTGATACGGTATAGCCAAAATAGGAATTTAATATTTTTAGTTTGATGTTTTCTAAAATCTTGTTAAAAAGTCCCATGTCCTCTCCTCTATTTCACATAAGATAAATACTCTTCCTCGTGGTTCTTGTAACATGTAAACGCATTCAGAAGCGAAACCGTTCCGTCTATCCTTAATACAGACGACTGTTTTACCGGCTGTTGCGATTCAATGCCGTCTTTGTTCAGGCATTTCACTCCTGTGTTAAAAAGACACCACAGTAAAACAGGATTGTTCTGATATATGACCCTATGCTCCTCAAATAATCCTGCTAATTCCTTAAAAGGATAAGTCCATGTGAATGGTCCCTGTCTGATTTTCTCCATGTCAAAACCGTAAGAATCCATTTCTTCTCGCCAATAGCCGGAGAGTGCCGCATCATATCCTATCCAGAGAGGTCTTATGTTGTATTCTCTGACCATATAGGCAAACCATTCTGTGACGTTGTGAAAATCAACGGTAGCTCCATCATTTACCTGAACCCAGCCGTCCTCTTTCCACTTCCTGTATGCGCCTTCCTGTTTATTTTTATTATCCTGCGTTTTGATCTTGCTTTCTGGGATAAAATATTTCTGCAAAACATAAAAGTTAGGATCGCCCGGCTTTCTGATCACAAGCGTTGCACACGTCAAATCGGTTGTAGACGATAAGTCACAACCGCCGATTGCGTATGAATTTCTTAAAAACTCCATATCAACCACAGTTTTATTAATAGCATCATTTGCGGTCAGCCACGATTGTGTTGTATTTTCTTTTAAATTAAAATCCTTTGTCAGAAGTGTCGGGAGAAATGATCTGTCCCTGTGTGCTTTTGCCACATTTTCCGACAAAGTACTGATTTTCTTTATCTTTCCAAGTCCGGGATTTGCTTTTCCCCAGCATTCCGGCGCTTCCCACTCTTCCCTTTTATCCAATTCGTAAATCAAAGGGAGAAGTCTGTAATCTTCATATCCTTTGTTCCAGACTGCAACATTTTCACAGTAGGAATACCGGTCGTCAAAAAAGCCTTCCCGGACAAATCCATTTGTAGAAATGAGCCACGCTAACGGCTGGTCTCGTGACGACTGGGACTGCAACATGACATCATACAGCTTGCTTGTACGCTGTTCGTGAAATTCATCCAGCGAGAAAAAATGAGTGTTCAATCCATCCAGCGTTGAAGAATCTGCTGCCAATGCCATGATGTAACTCATAAACAAGTCGATATAAATATCCGACTGTCTTTTCTTCGCAACGGCTTTCAGTGCCGGAGAATGCTTCATCATGTTCACGCATTCGTTGAAGATAATCTTCGCCTGGTCTTTTTTATTTGCAGTGCAATAAATCTGTGCACCCATCTCATTGTCATTCAATGCGGCATCCCATTCCACAGCGGCAGTCTCGGTTGATTTTCCGCATTTTCTACCACGTAGATCATCAACTTCACGGAATCTTCGGAAATGCGTGTCTTTTTCAACCCATCCGAAAACCATCTGTATCTTTGCCTTCTGAAAAGGTTCAAGCTTTATATTTTGTCCTGCAAATTTACCCTGTGACAATTTGCAGAAACGCTCAATGAATTCTATGTGTCGGTTTCCTCGCTCTGGATCAAAATAAAAAGGGAAATCTGCCGGTGGGTTATCCATCCATGCACATTCCCTCTCATAAACAGATCTGACTTTCTGGCTGACGATCTCGTCTCCTGCCTGAATCATATCCAAATATTCTTTTGCAAAATTATGAACCATTAAGCACGATGTTCAGTCAAGAACTTGACCAATTCCTCTCCCGGATCTGATTCCCCAGAGCCTTTCGGAATCTCGCCCAAAATGTCACATAACTGTTTAATGACTTTCGTGTAAGTGTTGAGCATTTTGTCGTAAACTTCGACCGCCGCACTCTTCTTAGTACCGAACTGATTTTCGCCGTTTTTATATTCATCAACGATTCCGTCACGGATAATTATTTCTCTCGTTTCCGTCAAAGTTGCCGTCATGAAAGCGGCTTCATCAATCAACTTTTCAACAGTTTGTTTGTGTTTTGATTCTACATTTTCAAAAATTTCTAAAAGTCTTTTTCGTTCCCGATTTATCAACGTTTTTCGCTTTTTTTCTGTGTAAATCGGTGTATAACCATTTCCCATTGAATGGAAACCTCCTTCCTACACCCCTTACTCGCATTTCCGGTCGGTTCTACGTGTGGGATGCCCTCGGTCTTCAACACCCCGGAAAATCTCAATGACCACCGGGGGGAGTGATTGGAATCGGATAACCAGATTCATCAATTACATAACGAACAATTCCAATCTGTTCTTTTCCATGTTCAGCTTTCGTGATTGCCTTATGACATTCTGAACATAAAGAAATTAAATTGTTTGGATTCAAAGTTATATTAATGTCATGAATATTTTCTTCTGTAATCTCTGTCTTGTGATGAACCTCTGTAGCAACCTCATGACATCCTTTACATTGACATTTATAATTATCCCTCTTCAATATTTCCTTCCGCATATTCTTCCATGCGGCGGAGTTATAGAAGGGCTTGGCGTATTCCTTCGCCATCTCATCATCTTCTTTCTTTCCAGACATCCAAATAGAATTGAATGTCTGGTGTCGTATTAAGAGGATTAAGTAAATGGAAAAGCGCAGCTTCATCAGCCACGCTTTACTTTATCTTTATAACACACCTCGTTGTAAACTTTTGTACACACTTTTATTTTTTTATAAGCTTCTCCATCTTCTGCTCCATGTTCGTCTTGTTCGCCATGAACTTTTCCCAGTTGCAATGATTCTTTTTCTTTTCCTTTCGCATCACATTAGCAATCGCCTGTTCTGCTGTTGGATCAGAATACTTTTCTTTATTCATCTGCTCCACCTCGCTCACTTTATCATATCTTTACATTCTGTATAGCTCGCTCTATTTTTCTTTTTTAATAGAAGAAACTCATATCATATCCAATCAGTTATACATTAAAAGTTTTATGTTTAACTTTACTGATAAAAAAATAACTATCGTCTCTTTTTAAACGATAGCTTCATGATTGATTCGCTGATAGCGTCCTGCTCCAGTCCTATATATCGCATAGTTATGTGTGTGTTATCATGATTAAATATCTTCTGTAATGTCACGATATCATGCGTCTGCTGGTAAAAATGATATCCAAACGTCTTCCTCATGGTATGCGTTCCGATATGCTGCAACCCAAACTTCTCCCCGGCAGTTGATAATATATTGTACGCCTGACATCTGGATAACGCTTTGTTTTGCTGTCTCGATGGAAACAGCGGTTCATAATCTGCTTTTCCTTTTATGTACCTATTAAGTAAAGGCCTTAATTCCTCATTAATCGGAAAGCGTTTCTCTTTTCCGGTTTTCATCTCCCGGATGCTGACATAGTTCATATCTCTCACATCTCTTACCTTTAAGCTCAAAATGTCAGATACTCTGATGCCTACATAAATTCCGAACAGAAACATGATCTTATTCCGTTCGCTTTTTTCCCCCAGGTAGTCTGCTATGTCCCAGACTGTGTTGATGTCTCTGATTGGTTCGACCGTATTCAATTAAAATCCTCCTTCCTGCAAATAAAAAGAGCAGACCTTTTCGATCTGCTCATGTTGCTTATTTACTGTATATCACATTTTTCTGTAAAGTTTTGTACACACTTTAATTATTCTCATTCCTATTATCTACTGATTCAATATAATTCCTCATTAGTTCTGTAATCTTTGCAGCCTGACTCACACCGGAAGCTTCACATGCACTTGCAAAAGCATCTGCTACCTCCCTTTTGAGTTTATAAGACTTAGAGATATATCCTGCTTTTGATTGATACTTTTTTGATGCTATTGTTTGCGCTGATGGTTTTCCTATAGGCATTATCTTTTTAGCTCCTTCCATAGCTTTGGAATTACATCAATAAGCATAAATATAGATGCAAGTATAAGCATAACACTAGAGTAAATATCATGCTTTCTTCCAATAAAAATAATAATCGCTACTATTAAAAATATCTCACTAAATTTTTCTCTTTTCATATATTATAAGATGGGCTATAATAATTAAAAGGTTGGGGCTTTCGCCCCTTCCTTTCATCGGAGAGAATTTATAAGACTTGCTAGCCCTGTCATGAATGCGCCAATTCCGACTAGAGCTTTTACAGTAAGACTTATAATTCTCTCTGTTCTTTTCTGTTTCTTTTTTCTTTTGTTTTTCTTGCCCATCACTATCTCACCTCCTGTAATTATAATATCATATGGTGCACCATATGTCAAGTGTTATTATAAAATTTATGCAGCCAAATTCGCCTGCATCCGATCCAGCTCAATATCGTCACAGATATAATATTTAATTGTCACATCAGTACTGGAATGTCCTAATCTCTTTGATACAAACAACACATCTTTTGTCCGCCTATATTCCCTTGATGCAAATGTCTTGCGAAATGAATGTACCGTGGCGCTGAATTTACAACCGCCAGCAAGTGCGATCTCTTTTGTCATATCCTCAATTGACTTATTACACATCCGTCCTCTGCCACGTAAGCCGATAAACACTGCGCCTTCCGTGCGATCTCCGATGTACTGTTGTAATGCCTGTTTACATCTCTCTGTCATAAAGCAAGTGCGCCACTGTGACGTTTTTTCTCCCCAAATGTGGATTTCCTTTCGTGCAAAATCGAGGTTGTCAATATTAAGGTTTACAATCTCCCCGACACGAGGACCAGCGGCAAGCATTAATTCAAATAACGCATTTAATCGCAGGTCATGACCGATAGATAAGGATGCTCTGGCAATCTCTTCATCAGATAAACGCTCTTTTCTCTTCTGCGGCTGTCTGATTTTATCTATATCTCTGGATACATCATCCTCGATATGCTTCTTGCGGTAAGCCCATGCGAAAAATGAGGACATATATTTTTGAATCGTGGAAGCATATGATTTTGAAATCTTATCTTTATGTAATCTGGTAGCGATATAATCCATTACATCCTGCCCGGTACAGGTGTGATAATTTAAGCCGGTTTCTAAAAAGAATTTTTTTATAATCGTGATGTACAACTTAATCGTACTCCGCTTTCTTCCTATAGCGGTGAGGTCGATTATATATCGCTCCATGATCCATTCATTGTCGTACACGTTTGTAGACGGCAATGTCTCTGTTGCGGTCAGATTAATGTTGACCAACTTAAAAGTAATTACAGTCTTAAGGCGGTCAATTCCTTCCGGTGTCAGATATCCTGCCATCTCATAAACTACATCGTTAATTAATTCTGCTTTTGTCATAGCAAATCCCCCTTTACGATCTGGGCAGAAAATGCTATACTCTTCTTGTCGATGGAAGTGTATAACACTTTCTAAAGGGCTTGTGTTACCAGCACAGGCTCTTTTTAGTTTGTAGTTACGCACATATGGTCGGAACATACGTTCTTTGATATGTATTTTTTTACCGGCATATTTCAGCCGGCAATATTTTCAGTATTCAGTTTTTCATAAGTTTATATCCTGGCACCCTGATAGCTCTTGGGCTTCCAACTTTATCGTCTGTTTCCAGTTCTCCATTATCAATCATTCTCATCAGATGATTATGAACGCTGGATGTGCTGCTTAATCCCACCATTTCACCGATTTCCCGAATGGTAGGTGCGTACCCATGCTGTTCTATGTACCAGATAATTGCTTTTTTTATCTTTTTTCGAACCTCTACGCCATGTTCTGTTGTGTTCATCATCCCTCCGAGTTTTTCATCCACTTTTTAAAATCCTTCACGCAATCATCGCATAAATCGTATATTTTTTTACAACCTCCTGAATCTGTTACAATTCCAAGTCCTAAAGTTATTTCTTTGATTCCAATTCTTGGATGTAATTCATAAATCGAATTCTTATCATAGGTTTTCCCACATCTATCACACCTTTTTATAATCATTTGTATATCTCCTATTGATTCATGCTGAAAAAATCAAAAATGGCTCTTAATACTCGTCCAATTGTTATTGGAATCGTGGAAAGTATACCTGCAATGATAATAAGCAGTAATATCGGCCAGAATGCTATCTGTGCCAGTGTATCCGCATTTGGTGAAGTATCATCATCTAAAAATCCAGCAAATACGCATCCGATGAACGCATATATTATGATTCCTATAATAATCTTCATTTCGTCTCACCTTCTTTCCGTTAAAGTTCAGCACTGCTCACCGTCTTACGAATTTGAACTTCCGACTTTCATCAAGCACCACCGCCAATTCTCCGTCCTCGTCAATAAATGTAATGCGCAGATAGTTAGGTTTACTGATTGATGGATCACTATTAACAGGCAAGGTATCTTTAAAACTTGGCTCAACATCAATCGGATTTATTACTCTCTCACTGTAAATTACTTTAAAACTTTCAATATTCATGCTCATTTCCTCTCTTTTTTAATTAATTAAAGTTCAGTTTAAGTGACAAATAACATATCCGTTACTATAAATATCATCAATGATATATGAACTGAAAGGTGCGTATCGAAATGAATGTCCTGACATGTATGGGGAATAATGACTATTCATATCTATGCCATATACCGACATTCCTTTTACTGGTGGTTCGAGAAACCATAACACAGTAGAATCAGTCGTTCCACTTTTTCCATGACATTCATATAGCATGTGCATCTTTGGTTCAGTATCCTTATTGGGATATATACATAGTCGTTTCAATTTTTTCATATCAAACCTCATCCATTTCTAATTGTCTTCGTACTCATCCATCTCTTTATCAAAAATGGCTACTTCCACTTCTTTTCCAGTGAATGCTCTTTGATGTAAATGCGTTCCGCATCGTTCACAGAAAAACGTTCTTTCTTCATATCCTCTCGGAATATGTTTTCCGCACACCGGGCAATCACAACTATTTAAGTAAGCATTATTTTTAATTGTCTCCTTTATGTCTCCCATGTATTTCTCCTCTAAATTCTAAGTTTAATCAATTCTCTCAAAATACTCTTCCAATGTTTTATAGGTAATATCAATATAACCGAAGTCATCATCACCGTTTTCCAAGTAAAGGCGTATATCAGATTCGCCAACATATCCATCTGTATACTCATACACGCTACCCTCATGAATTGTCGCATATTCATCTGTAGGGCATTCATTTTCATCGTATTTTGGTAAATAAAACTCTTTAATACATTTATATTTTTGCATACGGCACCTCCACAAAATTCTAAGTTTATTTTTTCAATTCATTAACCCTATGTACAGTAACTTCAATGTAATTAACAAGTTCCCTTGCCAACATCCCATACTTTAAATACACTTCTTCAGCAGACTTTGCACCGTCATTTGCAATTAAAAGCATTGTCTTGTGAGCAATAGCACCAATATCAGAAATCAATCTGTTTTCTGTTCCTTCCATTTTTGTTATAGATACCTGTCCGTCTTTTGTTTCAACACTTAACATTTTTTACCTCCACTAAATTCTAATTTACATAAAATATTTCAGCCATTTTCATTCTGTTTTCATAGTCTTCATTGGCTTTGTCGACTTCTTGTTTGCGGCGGATTGCTGCGTAATCCCTCAAATTATATAAAGCAATTCGCTTTGCCTTACTTGGTTTTAAGCTTTTTCCACTCACAATATCATTTAAACCCTGACGTGACAGTTCCGTTATCCTACACATTTCTTCTACTGAAACGCCGAATTTGTTTGCAAATTCTTTCGCTTTCATATTGTTTTTATCCTTTCTCTTTACATATTTGCTACATTTTGTAAATTCTAATTGAACTACGCAAACCGGAGTTGTCCGGTCTGCTCTGCTTCCATCCTCATGTTCGGTGTTCGTTCCGCAATACACAGTTCTGGCAGATTGGCTCTAACCAATGCTGCTGGTATCGGTGGACACACTGCATTTCCGCATCTTCTGACCTGCTCACTTCTCGGATATGTTTTTCCTGTGTAGTCATGGTCGATTATGTAATCATCCGGGAATCCCTGGCATCCATACAACTCTCTTGGCTCTAACATTCGAAGTCCGATATCTACAATCTGATAATCCACACCCTCTATTGTCACCAATCCAAATCTGTCCTTAGTTGTCACGGTATCAAGTGGTTTTTCAATATCTTGTCCGGTCGCATCTCCATAATATTTAATTAAAAAAGCTCTTACCTCTCCAAAGTGTCCGCCACCTGCATTTGCCGTTACCGTTCCGAGCGGTTCTCTTATGTCCTGCCCAATTCCGGTTTTATAAAATTTACTCAAAAATGATGTAACCAGTCCGTATCTGTTAGAGCTGTCAACTGTCATGATTGGGTCTTCTATAGTTTGTCCTCTTACTCCATCTTTTGAGGTTTCCGAATGGTACTGGATCAACGTAGGACTTATCAGGCAATGCTCATTTTTACTCACAATGGTTGTAAGCGGCTCCCGGACATCTTTGCTCCGGTCTTTTGTAAATCCAGTCTGTCCGATCTGCACCATGTAAGGCTCTACAATCCCATATCCGTGTTTTCCTGTAATGGTTGGCATTGGTTCCCGGATATCGTTCGGTCTACGCTCACCACCATGATTACACTGAATGATAAAAGGCTCTGGATTATCCAGAACGAATTTTTTTAATCCCCTTGCTATCCTGTCCATTGTCTTTTGTGCCAGTGGTCTCACTGCCCGGATTCCGTATTTCTCTTTTATTTCTTCCGAAGTATCAAAGATACTTGGACAGGGCAAGGAAAAATCCAACTGCGTATATGCTCCAACATAAGGTTTTTTCAATCCTGCCTTTACCTCTTCACTGTCTGCCGGTCCGTGCGTTGGCTCTGGCCAGACTATCGACTTGCCGTCACACCGTGCAACCATAAAGAATCGTTTTCGCATGGTCGGCGCACCATAATCGGCTGCGATCAGCTCGCGGAACTCCACTTCATAGCCAAGATCCCGAAGCTGTTGTACAAATCTCTCAAACGTCTTGCCTTGCTTTGCCCTAATCGGATGATGTCGTCTGTTTAATGGTCCCCATGTCTTAAACTCTTCCACGTTTTCCAACATGATAATCCTCGGTCTGACAAGCCCTGCCCAGCGTAATGCTACCCATGCAAGACCTCTGATATTTTTATCTTTTGGTTTTCCACCCTTTGCCTTGCTAAAATGCTTACAATCTGGGGAGAACCAGGCAAGTCCGACAGGATGTCCTTTACAAGCCTTGACAGGATCAACCGCCCACACATTTTCACAATAATGCTTTGTATTTGGATGATTTGCCTTGTGCATCTTAATAGCTTCTGGATCATGATTGATTGCAATATCAACGCTGTATCCGGTTGCTAATTCGATTCCAGTGGAAGCACCGCCACCACCGGCAAAATTATCAACTATCAATTCTCCGTTAATCATTTTTCCAAAAGGAACCCGATATATCGTTACCCCGGCCGGAGGTTCGGCTCCTTTCTATGTAATATTGACTTTTACAATTAGTTGTAGTATCATATTATTTGTCTATTAATACGGCCAAGTAGCTCAGTTGGATAGAGCGGTCGCCTACTAAGCGATTGGTCCCGGGTTCGAATCCCGGCTTGAATGCAACGCACCTGTTTCTGGCAGGTGCTTTTTATATATCACATTTGATCTAATGGCAAGCTCATCTGCCCCTTGCAATTACCCCCGATCGTTGTCGGATCCCATCCAACTCCAATGTAGTCCAGAACCTTCGCCCATCCGTAGTCGTTCCCGTCAGCATCCTTGCACATGTGGAACATCAAATAATCCCACTCTTTCGGGTTGCTCTCATATAATAGATCAAACCGATGCGGTCGTTTCTCCATGTGGATTCCAAAACCGCACATGCTGCATCCGGTACGTTGTGCCTTAGTTGTGTAGAGCGTCCCATCTGGCTTTTTCTCAATCGCTCCGTAGATCTCCGGTATAATGCTGTCTGGCATTTCAAAACTTTCAGATAATTTTCCATCTCTCAAAAGTTTCTCATGATATTTTTCTCTCAGTCCGGCTTTCCACAGTTCGTCCATTTCCAGTGCGAGTTTTAAAATGTCCTGCCTATGGAAGATTGCGAATGGTGCTGATCTGATCGTGGATGCTCCAAAATAATTACATCCGTTCATCCGCAAGCTCTTGGCACGCCTGCCACCTTCGGATGCCATCAGTCCCAGATACGGCACACTGTTATGCTCTTTTCCCCAGTCATCACAGTTTTTCTCTTTAAGGTAATAACAACACTTGGACGATACGAGAAAATCTGGCTTCTGATAATCACACCCTTCATTTTCGTTTTCATATCCACCGAACAGCTTTAACCATCTCTGTTTTAGCTGCATTTTAGAGTTTTTCTGCCATCCGCCATATTCTCCAGTCTCTCCGGTTATGATTGCGTGTCTGACAGTTTTATTCTTTTCCGATGGATTCTGTAATAACTCAATCTTTGCAGCAACTTCTTTCGATATTACCGGAAACCCAAATTCCTGTATAACTTTCGGTTTCGTCCAATAGGTACCGTCTTCTCGCTTTAATGGCGGTACATTGATGATTCCCAGTGCCTTATGTACTCTCTGAATGCTTTTATCTTCCAATGATGAAGCACTGACACCCGGTACATTGATGCCACAAATCTCATTTAAAAACAGATATAAAATGATACTGTCTAATCCTCCAACCGATACATGGTAATTTAATCCTCGCCCGTCACATTCGTTTGCAAATTCCTCTGCTCTGATCTGTGCGTATTTTCTTTTAAACTCATATGGTTGCTTTTCTTTCTGCATAAAAGATGCTATTTTCTCATATGCTCCGATCCGCTCCATTCTTTCTTGGACTGATTCCATTTCTTTTTCAAGGAGCCGATGCGCATCTTCCCGGGAAGCTCCAGCTCCTTTCTAATTTTCTTAAACCATTTTTCTGATGTCTTCAACAAGTCCACTGTCGTCTGAATACACATCCTGCAATCTGTTTGCGGCTGCCATTAACAGTTCTTTCATGTCGAAAACAAGCTTTCTTCTATTTGCTCTCGCAACTGCCTTGTCGTCTACGACTTCCTCGACAAGCGTGTGCTCCGGAAGCATTTCTTCACAGGCTTCGATAAACACGTTTCTACTCTTATCGTCAAGTCCTATCTCATCCAGACAATTTTTAATAATGTCCTTCGTAAGCTCAACACCAATTGCTTCTTCGTCTGGATCTTCATTGCGATTTTCAACCAAAACGTCATTCAGTGAATTGTGAACTGCATCTGAGGCGGCAATGTGACCGTCTTCATCATCTCCAATGACATCATTTATTATTTTTTGAAATGTAATTTTCTTTTCTGTTGAAGTCTGCTTTTCCTCACAACCAAGTCCAGCAGTCATAAACTCCCGGTGTGGGGTTCTGGTGTCTTTTGTATAAAACATAACGGAATGGATGTCTGTGCTTCGGTCTGTAAATGCTGGAAATACAAAACCTGTATCTGGTGCACCGACAACCCAGTTCCTGACGATAGATTCAATCCTGTTTTCTTCCTCACAATATCCGAGTTTCGGATTTGTCAACGTCACCGGACAGATTGCACAAAGCAGATATTCGTAAACTTCTTCGGATTCATCTAATTTATCGTTGTCCGAGGTTTTTGTCATAACATCATAGGCATCATGGAAAATCAGAATCAGATAATTTCCAACGTAATCGTAGCTGTCAATGATCATGTCGTAAAAAGTATCAAGCAGATCATCATTTTTCAGTTTGCTTTCACGCAGTCCCATTAAAAACTGCTGTCTTCCTCCTGTTTCTTCCTCTGTAAGCGGAAATTCCAGTTCTAAAAGATTATTTCCAAGTCTTCCGGACAATGTCTTTTTTGCAATGTCAAGATATTTAAAATACTCCGCATCTTCCAGATTTAAAAATGTCTCACCGATTTTTGTGATTTTATTATGGTCTGCGTCCACATAACATCCGCACATTCTTGTGAATGTACACGCTTCTTTTCGAAATCTTCGCTTGATTTCTAATACATCTTTTTTGTTCATAAAAATTAATCCTCGCTTTCTTTCTTTGTCGCTTTTACTTTTGCTTTTCTGCCACAGAACGGACACGGCTTTAATTCTTCATCATCTTTCCGCTGTTCTACCGCCGCTCGACATTCTTCCACCGTTCCGATTGCCCGGTACGCTTCCAGCTCATTAATCATTCTCAAAAGGATATCTGCTCGTTTAATATTTGAAATATAAACAAGCGGCTTTGCATCCGGACTGCCCTTGTCAATCTTTTTAAGTTTCACCGCCGAAACTTCTCTGATGTTCTTAAGCTGGTTAACAGCGGTTCGCTCATTCTCGTTCATAAAAACCTCCTTCTCTGTATCACAGGATTTTTCTCTTTTTTTCTGCCGTTACTGTACAACACCTCTTAACTTTCACAGAAAACATTTCGCAAAGCCTTGATTTCTCTGGCTTGCATTGATTTTATGTGGTGCATTTTCGTATTTTTTAAAAAATGGAAAAACCAACCGTTTATCTGGATGCTTATAAGGTGCGTTTTCTAAAAACACTCACTGTTTAAAACAGGCTCATCTGCTCATAATTTTCTGATGTATCAACTTCATCATCTGGATCTCGGAATGGCGGTTTTTCTTCCGGCTTCACAAATCCGTTTTTGTCCGGATCAGCTTCGACATGGACTTTTCCGCTGCGCTTCCGGATACCGAGCGAACCTCTGTATTCGTTTTCTTCCGCAAACTTTTTAGCCAGATTAAACTTTCTGTAAACCTCGCTAGGGGAAAGCGTGCCGCCATCGTAAAGGATCATTACAACACCGTCTTCCAGCTTTGAGTTGATTCCTTTGTTTCCCAGAAATTTTACAAATTCATCCTTTTCCATGATGCAATATCAACCTCTTTCCTCCGCTCTGTACCCATATGACATTTTTAAAAGCTTCCGTGCATCTTCGCCATTCTTCGTTGAAATTCTCCGGTATCGAAGCTTTATTAATGTTTTCCAACTTCTTTTCGTTTTCTGGATAAATTTTTTTAACTTCAAAAACTCTATTGATTTTATGTCCGGTATTTGCTGCCTGGTAAACCATGGCGGACTTACATCCGAACTCTTTTGTGATCTCAGCGGCTGTCAGATTTTTTCTGTACAGTCTGCCCTGATAAAAAATATCAAATCTTGCTGCTTTGCTCATTGTCCCTCCTCGGCAAGACTAATGGTTTCGTAGTCAAAGCCCATTTCTCTAATTCGTCCCAGTCATGCTCGCGCTGATGGAAATTGTTAAATTTATTTTTCGTCTCCGGCTTTTTCTTTGCCGGATTGTTTTTCTGGTTGAGATACTCTTCAAAATGTGATGCGTTGAACAACGTTTTCGGTCTTAAGTATTTTTCAAACTCTGTCCCTATCCACTCCTCGCATTTTTTATCAACAACCTTAATCATGTCCTCAACCGTAAATCCCTCGTTTGCCCTCGCTGACAACAACCGCTCTGTCGAATCCGAATCTTCCCGGAAACGTGTCCCTGCTTTTTCGTTGAGGTGCGGTATCACTGCCGCACTATATATATATTTATTATTCTTTATATTCTTTATATTCTTATGTTGTTGGGATTTGGGTGGGCTGTTGTTTGGGATTTGTTTGGTATTCTGTTCGGTATTTGCTTCGGTAAAACCTTGGTACTTATCGTAGCAAACCACTGTAAATACTGTGTTTTTCGTTGTCGATTCCGTGGTAATCACTTTGGTATCTCGCAAGTGCTTCACTGCGGTACGCACTTGGTCTACTGTTAGGGATGTTGCAAGGGCGATTTTGGAGAGCGAAGACACGAACGATCCTCGCTTAATTATCGTCCCTTTCCACTTCTTGTCTGTCCAGTTTGCCATCAGCAATATGTATAAAAACACCCTGCTCGTATTTGCATCATGCCACCATTCCCACTCCAGAAAAGACCGATACAGTTTTATATAATTTCCGCTCATAATCCGGTCACCTCATGCATGATTTATAAGTATTTTGTCATGATGTCCCTTCTGGACTTCGGCTTTTTCTCCTCATCCTTTTTCGTGATATTTGACGGCTCACTCAGAAAATCCACGTCCCCCTTCAGCGACAGCTCGTGAGTTGCCTTGAGGTTCTTTTTTATGGTCTCACGGTTCTCATCTATCTTCTCATAAATGAGGTCTAATCTGGTCTGCGGAAAACTTAACCCGGATGCACATAAAACCGTTTCTTCTCCGGCTGTCTGAAATGTGTCTACCGGAACACCGAGATCTTTTTCCACATCCGTCATTCTGACATTGCTGCTCATTTCTGCCGTGATATATTTCACAACACGATCCGGCTCGATCGGGGCATAAATGTTGTCCTGAAGCTTTTTAATCACATCGGAACTATCTGCCGTGCTGTGTAAAATGACAGCCATTCCATGCGCTTTCAGTGCTTCCTGAATCTCTGCCTTGTCGATGTTTCCCTCTACATTCTGGATTCGTTCCGGGATCTCAATAAATGCCGTGAAATCATCTGCAAATGTACGGTTTAATCCGAGTTTATCACCGCTCTCATTGTCCAAAATGAAGCATGCGGCAAGCCCCTCAATCTTCGTGAGTTCCGAAAAGCATTCGTAAGAATTGACATGAGACTTTATGCTCTCGTCAAGAGCCGGGATCACAGTAACAGCTCCAACCGTCTTACCATCGTCCAGAAGCAGATCACAGAGCATCGGACCAGCACCAGAGCCAGTACCGCCACCGCTTGCGAAAACCACAAAAATAATTTCCGCGTCCAGCTTTGCGTCCATTTCCGCAGCTATCTGGTCGTAATCTTCGATAACAAGCTGTTTTGCTTTCTTCCGGTCTTTATTGCAGCCCTCTCCTCCGGTAATGTGGTACTTAAACTTTGCACCGCTTAATGTTGATAAATCCTCTTCTGACGTGTTCAGATACAGAACACTGAATCCTCTTTCCTCGAAAAGCTGTCCGATGTTGCCGCCAGCCTGTCCGATTGCAATAAATGCGATTTTTTTCTTCATCTACTTTCCCTCTTTTCCTCTGATACTGTCCAGCAACAGGCAGCCTTTTTCAGTGATAAAAAAGGTGTCTGCCCTTCCGTCCTTCAATCCCTTGGAGACGTGTTCGGACAATTCAAACTCTTTTAATTTTTTTGAAACCGTGTTCGGTTTGTATCCATAATCCTCCGATTCCACAATCTCTTTCAAAGTCATAGCGGTGACACTGCTTGAAGCACCGACTTGATACAGGATTGAAAGAATTATAAAACTCAATCTGTTCAAGTAATCACCGCCAGTCCTGCACCAAGTTTTAAACTTGGATTTTCTCGGATTTTCTCGGATTTTCTCGGATTTACTTGGATTTGTTTGGATTTACTTGGATTTGTTCGGATTTGCTTGGATTTTACTCTAAACATTACAATCCTTCCTTTCCTCTCCCGGAACAATCGCCGGGAGAATAATCTGGCTTTCAATGTTGCAGTCGTGATATATATTCAGTGGAAAGCACACATGAATCATTTTTTCACAAAACAATACGTTTTCTGGTCAGTTTTTACGAAATCATATCCATCCTTTTCCATTGCCTTGAGTGTGATCGTGTCCGACAGATACTTCATATAAGCTTCCAGATCGTCTGATTTGGATATAGGCATATCGAAATCAGATACCCACGCATTATAGGCAGTAGCATAAAGCTCCGTCAGCGGCACACCATTCGTCCGTGCCTGCTCATATCCTTCGTAATAAGAATTTTCCCTGTCAAACATAGTAATCCTCCATGTACTCCGCAAACTCTTCTATGGCACGTCTGCGCACCCTGTACACCCATGTCCGGCTGTAGTTCATGCGTTCTGCGACTTTATCCCCAGAAAGATTCTCGGAGTAAAACATCAGCAGTACTTTGACGTGTTCCGGCGTTTGCATTTTATTTAAAATATGGTAAATTTTCGCTTTTTCCTTTGCGTACTTTTTAATAAGCTGCTTTTTCTGATGGTTCAGATGCTCCAGTTCGACAGCGATTTCTTCTACCTGGCTGGTCATGCCGTTTCCAGATGATCCGACTTTGTCATAGGTTATCCCCTTCGGCTGGGCTTTTAAATATGTCATTTTATAATCTTCTTCTACCTGACTGATGAGCGAATCCGTACAAGTCAGTTCATTTAAAAGCTTTACCGCTTTTATATATTTTTCCTTCGAAACCGCTTCTGGCACTCTCCCCACTCCTTCTCTCTTTCACGTTTTTCTTTTAAGGTAAGCTCCTGCAATGTCTTATGAGATAAAATCATCTGATCGTTTGCTTTAATAACAAGATGTTCCGGAAATAATCCATCAATCGGAGGATCACAATGTCTGTCACCGAAAAGCTCCGTTCTCACATTTTCCGGCACTTCACAGAACAGACATACACATTCGGCTATGTACTCCGTAAATGCTGCCTTTGCGTACTCCTGCTTGGCTACCGCTCTCATGAAAACTTCTGGCTGTTTATAAAGTTTTTTTAGAATTTCCTCATCATTCAGCAAATTAATGTTTACCTCTCTTAAAAAACGTGTTAATATAATGGAGAAGTGGAGTTATTTAAATTCCTTGTGAATCGCACCTGCTCGGCAAAGCATTAAAGGGTGCGATTTCTTTATGTCTGGAATGCAATCTCCCAAGCAAATTAAACCGTATCCGGCGAGTGCTATCAGAATACCTATCATGATAATCAGAAGCACTTTGCTGTAGATCAAACCATCTGAATCGAGTGCACAAGCTCCTGCTATGGAAATAAATGCACCGATTGTCATGATTATTTTTCCTATCCTCTTCATGGTGAACCTCCCTTCTTAAGTTTTTTAATATCATTTACGCTCCTTTCTTCAGCTTCATCATTTTTAAAATCTCTTCGTCGGTTGCGTGAAGCTCGTCCAGTAAAATAAGCAATTCCTCATATGTGAATAAGCCTTTTTTCAGCCTCTGGCAAAATGACGGCTGTGTAATTCCAATTTTTTCTGCCAAGTAACTCTGCTTAAGCCCCAGCAGATACATCTGACCAGCAATCCACTTACTTAAGTCTGCTACCATGTAATCTTTTTTCTTTGCTGTAATCCTTGGCATTTCTGCACCTCCCATCTCATTTTATATTTACTTATAATTGATTCTATTTTTTAAAGCTTTTCTTTTTTTCCAAGTGACTACTTTTAAGAAAAGCCTGAGGATTCCTGTTGCTCTATACTCACTTTTACTTGTAAAAAAGCACTCTGCGGTTCCTTTGGAGTAGCAGGAATTTTTTTTACATTCTTTATTTTTTCTGTGATTGCAAAAATATAAAACCCTCTTGTTTCCTGCTTCGTAACGTTGATATAACGCATCTCCACCTGCTATAGGTTCTAAGCCAGAGGAGGCTCTTGCTTCGTTTACAGTGGCTTTTCCACTCGAAACGGATTCAAGCATTTTCTCTGCCATGCTTCTGCTTTGTATGTGCGGCAGTTTTTCTGTTTCTGAATTTAACAATTCACACCTCATTCTCTCACTTAAAGTGAGATTTTATTGTAAAAAAAATTAAAATTTGATTGAATCTTTTGGTCGTCCAAACAAATTATACAAGGCATCAGCCTGTGTTACGCTTGGACTTGTTTTGTATTTTTCCCAAGAAATCACCGTTCTATTGCTCACATGTAGTTTATCTGCAACTTCTGCTTGTGATAATCCTGCATTAACCCGTGCTGCTGCAAGTGATATTTTTAAATTTTCTGGTATCAATTTGTTTCCCTCCTCTTTTTTTGATGACCTTATTCTATCTCACTTTTAGTAAGATGTCAACACTAAAAGTGAGATTTTTTTCATTTTTGATTTACTTTTCGCACCAACAGTGTTATTCTTTATTTAGAAAGCGAGGTATATATATGTCAGAAGAAGATTATAAGCGAGTATTTGCAGAACGTTTAAACTATTATATGAGTTTAAATAAGAAAAACCAAATGGATTTGATGAATGATCTTAATTTAAGTTCTTCTACTGTATCAAGCTGGTGTACAGGTAAAAAACTTCCACGCATGGGCAAAATTCAAATGTTAGCAGACTATTTTCACATAGAAAAATCTGATCTATTAGAGCCAGAAAATATATTATCCAGAAAAGATAGAAATGATATTACCAAAGATGTAAATTCTATTTTAAATAAATTAGACAATGGAGAAGATGGTCCTGTTAGATATAATGGTAAAGAGATAGATGAAGATTCACGTATATTATTAAAAGGTGCTCTGGAGCTTGGTTTAACACAATTAAAGTTAAAAAATAAGGAACTTTATGATCCATATAAAAATAAAAAGTAGGTGACATTTTGGACGATAAAAACATCAAACGCAAAGTTAATTATTATGTAGACAAATATGGAACAACTGATCCTTATAAATTGGCTAAATCATTGAAGGTCGAGTATTTTTTTTATCCTCTTGGAGAAATATGGGGAATGTATATGTATCTCAAAAGACACAAATGTATATTTATAAATTCTGAAATTCAAGATGAGTCTATGAAAAAATATATTATGGCACATGAGTTAGGACATGCAATTTTTCATACAAAATCTAATATTTATTTTGCGGAAAAACTCACCAATTTGAAAACAATTTATGCAGAACGAGAGGCAAATGTTTTTGCTGCACAGCTAATTTTGCCGGATGAATTTATATATGAAAATTCAGATATGTCACTAGAAGAAATTTGCATTGCAAAAAACCTGTCTATGGATACATTAAGAAGACGTTTTATGGATTGTGGTTTATATTAATATTTTATTTGAAAGAATTAAATGCGGAGGAATAATAAAATATGAAAAATCAAATAAGTATTTTTTCTGATGGAAATATAAATATTGAAAAAAAAATAGATAATATTTTTTCAAAAATATCAGTGGGTTTTAACTATAAAAATAACATTTTCTCTATACAAAAAAATTATTCAAAAAAAGGATCAACTGCTGGAAATTTAATTTCAACAGAAATAGATATAAATGAGGAATCATATCCATATGATCCACAAAACAAAATTTCAAAAACTACTCAGGTATTTTTAATATATCCTAATCTTAATGGATATGAAATTCGCATTACGCATTCTATGTTTAATGACATAAAGAAACCTTCAACTGCAAAAATAATAAAATCAGCTACCACAAAATATAGATTTGATCATATTTTATTTTCATTTTCTGATGAAGCATTTTTTAAATTTATAGAAGATATTTTGATATATTCATTAAAAAATTATAATTCATCAAATTCCTTTGGATGTTGTTCAAAATATAAAGAATGTTCTGAGCAAAAGATGTGTCTG